GTGTTGATCCGTATTGCAGCTGATGCAAGATCGTTCTTGCGGTCTCCATACTCATAGTTTTTTCCTCTGTTATCATCTTTGTTATTTTAATCTGCCTATGCGGCAGTTGGTTGTGATTCTTTTATTTCAAAACAGTATGTGAATTTGAAAAAAGATCTTTATCCAATGTCGTTATTTCCATCTGTCAAGTTAACAAGAAATTGGATCATCTCGTCTCGCGTATAGTCTTCTGACACGCCAAAGGAAATAGTCTTCTCTCTGTTCCATTTTGCTATGCGAAAGTTTTTCGCGTTAAAAGCATCGACCTCTCTATAGCCCTCTTTCTCAATCGCTTTAGATATTGCGCTGTTAGTTGTTACTTTTATTCCGTAGATTTCGCGGAATCGTGATCTAGCTTTTCTTTTTTCTGCATCGTTCAAGGTGTTTCCTTGTGTTTGAATGTGTGAATGATTGAATGTTACATGAAGCGTGAGATTAGAACAAGGGAAACTTACACTTGATTCTTTTCTTGTGATAGTGCAATTTTAAAGTATGATAATAGTAAATTAAAGGATGTATAATGCCAGCCCCTAAAGGGAATCAATATGCTAAAAATAATCCTAAAGTTACTGGAAGGCCAAGACAGTACGATCTAAAGATCGAAGCTGAAGAAATAGTCAAATGGGCAAAAAGAACCGATTCTATGCACCTTGCAGCTTTCGCCATCGGAAGGGGATATGCAGCTCCAAAGCTTTATCTTTGGCGTGATGAAGATAAAGACTTTAGAGAAGCTTTAACTATTGCAAAAGACTTACTTGCAATTAGATTAAGAGAAGCTGTTAATAATAAGACATATAATGAACGCATAGGCGCAAGAGATATTACAGCTCACGACAGTCTACTCAAGCTTGATGAGCGTGCGGATATGGAATTTTCATCAAATCTTAAAATCAAACAAGAGCATGCGGCAGCTCATACTCTCGCAGAGCTTAATAAAATGTCTCGAGATGGTGATCTTTCACAAAAATGATTCACAACAAGCTCTGGCGTTTAAATAATCTCTATCGGATCGTAGACAAGAACGGGTCGTCTGTACCTTTTAAATTGAACGACGTTCAAAAAGTTGTTGCTCTAGACAAGCACAAGCGCAAGCTAATTTTGAAAGCGCGGCAGCTCGGCATGAGTACTTATGCGGTTTTAGACCTTCTCGATGATGTACTCTTCAATGAAAATCTTGCTGGCGGCATCGTCTCTTACTCTCTAGAGCACGCACAGCACATATTTAAGCGCATCATCGGACACGCTCTAGACACTATGCTGCCTGAGCTAAAGCCGCTGGTCGGCATCGTCACGCAGTCAGCACGCGAGATAACGTTCACAAACGGATCTTTTTTGCGTGTAGATACATCTCTTCGCGGAGGCTCGTATCAGTCAATTCTTGTGTCTGAGTTCGGTAAGACGTGCGCTCGCAGCCCTCAAAAAGCTGAAGAGGTCATCACAGGAACGCTGCAGACGGTAGGTATCAACGGTAAAATTGTAATCGAGTCTACGGGTGAAGGAAATAGCGGCTACTTCGCCGAGATGGTTCAAAATGCCGTTATACGTGGTAATGATAACTTAAGTGATTTGGAGTATTGTCTTTACTTCTTTAGCTGGAATAAAGAAAAGGCTTATAGAACAAGCCAGGAAATAAGCTATGACATAGAACTAACAGATTATTTTGACAAGTTAGAAAAAGAACTTGACATAACGATAGATCAACAGCAGCGGTATTGGTACGCGCAGCAAAAGAAAGTTCTTGGCGAAAAGATAACGCAAGAATTTCCTTCAACCCCTCAAGAGGCCTTCCTCTCTAACTCCGACGCGTACTACTACGCTACGTATATCGAAGCTGCATACAACTCTAACCGATGCCTACACACAAGCCTCTACGACGCTTTGCTGCCTGTTTACGTTGCGATGGACATCGGTGTAAACGACTTGACCGTCATGATATTCTTTCAGATAGCGCACGGAGAGATTCGAATAATTGATTACTACGAAGACAATAACAAGGGTGTGGATTTCTACGCACATTTCTTGCTTCAAGACAAGAAATATCTTTACAACACTATCTATCTACCACACGACTCGAAGCAGAGAAGCAAGATAGACGCAGGAAACACATACGAGCGTGATTTTCGTAGGCTCTTCTCTGGTGTAAATACAAAATTTCACGTTCTAGAGCGCTCAGACGTCAACCTAGGCATCTCTCATGCTAAGTTAAAGTTTGAACGTTGCGTGTTCGCGATCAATAGAGTAAAACCTTTGATTGAACATCTTGGTAAGTACCGCAAGAAGTGGAGTCAGGCTCAGGGTAGATACTTGGATGAGCCAATGCCCAGTTCATGTGATCACGCCGCGGATGCGTTTCGCTATCTATGTATGGCCGTGACAAAGATAGAGACTGTATCGACTATGAACGGAGCGCTAGAGAAGCACAGACAAGCAGTAGACATGCGTCGTACTTTGATGTAGTGAAGCAAAACTTAAAGTTGCTTACATTAAAAACTTCGAGTGATATAAATAAATCAACTTATCAGGTACAGCATGCTCAACGACTTCGAAGTTAAACAGGAATTTCTTGAGAACTACCGATATGCCCACGATTTCTGGGCTCCCTTCGTAGAAGATGCCAAAGTATACAGCCTTGCACAGTCAGGATACACGTGGAGCGATAAAGAGCGAAAGCAGCTAGTAAAAGATGGGCGCGAGCCTCTTGAATTCAACATCATGCGCCGGCCTCTCCAATTCTACAGCGGCTACCTTCGTGATAATGTAAATTCTATTGTTATAGCTCCGATGGAGGGCAGCGACCAAAAGACTGCCGACCAGCTAACAAAAATTAGTTCTTACATTTGGGACAAATCAGACGGATTTCCTGTCTTTTTAGACGCTTGTGATGAGTCTTTTAAAGCAGGAATCAGTCTTTGCGGTCTACGAATGGACTACAGCAAAGACTTTATAAACGGCGATGTGGGTTTTTACAAACGAACCTTCAATAGCTTTTATTTAGATCCAACTTTTGAAAACATCAATTTAAAAGATTGCGGTTTTGCTATCATGCGAGACTTGCTCAATAAGTCTTCTGCAAAAGCTCTCCTTCCATTTATTGATGAGCGCGTGATTGATGAGATCCACAGTGGGTTTCGTGATGAAAAGTTCATGTCGTATCATCCCCAGTTTACCTCGTTTAGCCGTAATCGCAATCTCTTAGCATACGATCAGTATTATAAGCGTACGACAAGAAATCGAGAGATGCTTATAGATCTTCAAACTGGTTTCTTTAGAGATATCACTGATGAAGATAAGGAATCAAAAAGCAAGTTAGAGAACGGTATTCATCGATTTGAAAGGATGAGACGAGAAGCCGACGAGATGGGAATCAATCCCGAAGATGTTCCAAATGTAGAGATACGTACTGTAGAGCGTCCGTACATCGAGCTCAGCATCATGCTGAACGGTGAGCAGGTCTATGTAGGCGAAGACAGGACAGGGATTACCGAATCTTATCCGTTTGCCCCAATCGTCTGTTATTTCGAGCCATCAATCTGGATGCCATCTCAGAGGCTGCAAGGAATATCTTCAACGCAATGGAGCATGCAGCGCCAGTTCAACAAGCGACACATGAAAATTATAGATATGATGGACAGCACCATATCTACAGGATTCAAATACATTCTAGGTACTGTTCCTGATCCTACAGAGATGCAACAGTCAGGACAAAACAAGCTGATCGGTGTCTCTCTAGATGACAACCCTCTTGGTCTAGACGCTGTTCAACAGCTGCAGGGTGGTGGTGCTAATCCAGCTTTATTAGAGTATCAGAAAGTACTAGACGATCTCTCTCTAACTCTAGCAAACATCACCGAGAGCGTTCTTGGCATCGATGAGAAGGGCAACACACAAATTAGCGGCCGTCTGGCTCAAGTGCGAATAGCGCAGGGGCTACGAAGCAACCGCAAAGTTTTCGACAACATCGAGACATCACAACAGATAATCGGCGCTCTCGTTTTGAAAGCGATTCAAAGAAACTATCCGCCAGATAAGATAGAGCGAATTATTGCAGAAGAACCAACTTCACAGTTTTATGAAAAAGACTTTGAGCAATATGATGCCGTCATAAAAGAGGGCGTGCGCTCTAAATCGCAGAAAGACGCTTACTACTATGAGCTGATCAATCTTAAGCGTGATGGTATCGTAGATGTTCCACAATCTGAAATTGTGCGAGCTCTTCAAATGTCTGGTCTTTCCGATCTTCAAGAAGCTATTGAGAAGCAAGAAGAGCAAAGAGCACAACAGCAACAGAAGATAGACGAGCAAGAGCAGATGGTTCTAAAACTAGAAGCATCTAAAATAGAGAGTAATCTAAGCCTATCTAAAGAAAGATCCGCTCGTATTTTGGCCGATATCGGTCTTGCTGAAGAAAGACATAGTGAAGCTGCATCTAATCAGGCAGACGCTGTTCTAGCTCGCGCTAAAGCTATGGTTGAGCTTTCACAGATGAATGAAGATCGTATGATGAGAGTATACAGCCTGTTAAGTCAGCTACAAGATGAAGAAGAGGCTGCACAGGATGCGGTTTCTGATAAATCAAGAGAGTTAGCTTCAGCTATTGATCAGTCAGTTGATCAATCAATACAACCTGAGCAGGCTGAAACTTCTCAGCTTGAACTGCAACAAGCTAGCGATGTGCTAGAACAACAAGGAGATCAGCAATGATGAAATATGAGAAAAAGGCAGGGTCAATGACCAATCCAAAGGGTATGTGTTCTACAAGAAACAATCCAATGGCCCCTGCTAAAATGACAAAGCCTACTTCTGGCGCACCGCTAGCATCACCTGCTAACAGTGACCAGTCAAAGGTTCGTAGTCTTCGTGCTAAAGCATACACAGAGCGTGATTCGCTGCGTGGAGCTAACGGCATCTAGATGAAGCTATCAGAGTGTCCAACCAGCGGTTTAATGCTACCCACTTCGTTAATCGACGAGAAACAGTCGTTAAAAAAATCAATTAACGATGTGATTGAGCAAGCCGTAAATAGCGTTGCTCTCAGGGAGAATTATTTCCTTGTTATGCATGCTAAATTTGACACTCTTGAGCCGGATAAGTTTGTAATAAGCCAAATTTTGGCTTGTCTAAAGCTGCCTCCGTTTACCAGCAACTCAATGGTCTACTGGGTGAGTCCCA